GGTTCCGCCCCCCAACGACGGTTGCGCCATTCTTGCCCCCATTGAACCAGCCATTAGACCACCGTCGTTGGGGGGCGGAACCCTCCCCGTCATATCAAAAAACGGTGTTATCATATCTGCCGTTCCTTTGCTTATCGGCATATACTTAATAATATCATTGGCGTGAAATAACAACTGCCTAGAGTTGTCCGGATTGCGGCGCAAAAATAGAAACAGCGAGAGACCGATGAACCCAAATGTCGCCATTTTAATCCACTTCTGGTTCGTTTGAAACATCTTTAACGGTTGTCCATCGTAGTATGTATTAACAATAAGAGCAGCAGTTATAAGAAATACGATATATTCGGTTTTTACCATTTCGTATTCGACAGTATGTTGATAAGTTATATATAGTCTCGAATATTTCGCACGATATAAACAACAGACCGTTTCACCGATTATGATAATAATAGGCAGCATACCCTAATCCTGCTAGTAATAAGAGATAGACGAGTTTCTCTCGATATTTCAGCTCTTCCAGTATTCGAACAGACCTTGGGCGATAATGTAGATAATATCTCTCGAGTGCGTCGTGTAAAGACATCTCATCCTTCATCAAGAGAACATTATACCGATTATGAATGAAATGAACCCATCGAATAAATGAATCGCGGCTGTCTAAATATGGCGTGACCGGGTATTTATCGAGCATTCGGTCAAATTCCGCCGACATCTCGGGGTGTGGAATAAGCATTGAGAAATTATGGATGAAATCATAATATTTTTTACGGGTGACATCATTGACGTGGTCTGGATAATTGACAGCAGCAGTCATCAACACGAACCAGTATTGAGGTCCCCATACCGTCGCGTCAAGTTTGAGCATTGTCGCTGCTTATTATGAAATGACATAAAAACAATAATAGAACTACGATAAGCGAATTCAAAAATGGAGCAAGCACACGCACAAGCGGCAGCGGCAGCGGCAGCGGTAGCGGTAGCGGCAGCCGAAGTAATAGATGTAGAAGAACAAAAAGTAAATAATCCTAAATGTGCTTTATCGTATCTGGAGATTAGTCAATTGCGTAACCATCGAAGTAGAAATGCCGGGGGTGGCGGGGGCAACGGAGGCGGCGGGTCAGTCAAATCAACCCTGAATGAAACTGGCGGGGGAGGGGGCAGCGGCGGCGGAGGAGGCGGCGATACAACCAAGTATTTCTGTAACAATTGTAACCGCACAAATCACGTGTATAATAATTGCCGAGCCCCAATTACAAGTATCGGCGTCATCGCGTTTCGTTGTGGTGATTCCGGCCCCGAGTTTCTAATGATACGCCGCCGCGACTCTTTCGGTTTCGTTGATTTCGTCCGTGGCAAATATTCTCTCAACGACGAAGCGTATATCCAACGAATTATCGACGAAATGACGATGACCGAAAAAGCGAACCTGTTGCGTCTCACTTTCGAGCAATTATGGCGGTTGTTATGGGGGGAATACACGAGAGGCAGCCAATATAAAAACGAAGAGCATATTTCGTTTGAGAAATACCGCCAGGTTCTCGGTGGAATACGCACCAAGGATGGACGCATAAAGACACTTCATCAATTCATTGAAGACTCGACAACCCGGTGGACGGAAACAGAATGGGGATTTCCGAAAGGGCGTCGTAATTATAACGAAAAAGACTTGCCGTGTGCTTTGAGAGAATGCCTCGAAGAGACTGGGTATGATATTGGGATTGATAATGTGATACAAAATATCGCGCCGTTTGAAGAGATATTTATGGGGTCGGATATGAAGTGTTATAAACAGAAGTATTTTCTGGCGATGGTGGATTTAGATAAGAAGCCGAAAAAGGCACACGACATTATGGAGGTAGGACTATTGAAATGGATGTCATTTGACGAGTGTATCGAGACGATACGCCCCTACAATTTAGAAAAAATTGGGATTGTTCGTAAAGTCAATAACATATTGTCCCGCTATAGAATATATTAAGTCCTTTTTATTTCGTGTAGATATATAAAGGACTGTTGTTTCATTGATATAATAATAATAATAATAAATGGCTGAAGAACAAGAAAATGTCCCAATCGATATATCTGTAGCGTCGGTTGCTGCTGCAAATCTCGCTGCTATGCCAGATAATCCGGCGGCGGTGATTGCTTCGGGAACGGGAGTCGCTGCCAGCGGTAAGCCCCCCCGCACCATTAAACCGAAACCGAAACCGAAACCTATCGACCCAAAAAGCCGTATCGCGGCAATGAACCGCGACTTGGAAGAAGGACGAAAACGCCTGAAACCCGAAGAGCTTAATAATCCATTTAGTAAGGAGTTCAATAAACTCCTCTTAAAGAAAGAATTGCTTGAACGAGAGATGATATTCCACGATATTGGATTATCGCGTGGCGTGGGCGAGGGCGTGGGCGTGGGCGAGGGCGAGGACGACGCCGCCAAAGCTATGGATGGCCTCTACCCTACACTTAACGACCCCAATTTCAATACCAAAATCGCCCTTCGAAAGGAATTCTTCGATACAAAGATGGATGTCGATAATACGAAAAATGTAGAAGAAGAAGCGGAGATTTTGTGTAATGCTCAAATCGAACTCGCTCCGAACCAGCAATTTGTCCGTAACTTTCTCTCGGTAGAGACGCCATATAACAGTTTGCTTTTATATCACGGTCTCGGCACTGGAAAGACGTGTTCGGCAATCAGCGTGGCGGAGGAAATGCGAGATTATATGAAACAGATGGGGATTACGCAACAAATCATCGTCATTGCTTCGCCAAATGTTCAAGAGAATTTCCGCCTTCAGTTGTTTGATGAACGCGAACTTCGAGAGATTGAGCCAGGTGTATGGAACATTCGTGCGTGCACTGGCAACAAATTCATCAAGGAAATCAACCCGATGAATATGAAGGGCTTGACCAGAGACAAAATCGTTAAACAAATTCAGCGGCTTATTTCATCGCATTACTTATTTTTCGGGTATAACGAATTCGCGAATTATGCACGAACACAAGCGTCGAGTATCGGAATTTCGCAAGATGATGCTGTCATAGAAGAATCTCGCCGCAGGAAGGCCAACTCGGCGGCGGCGGGAGCGGCGGCAGGGGCGGCCGCGGCCAAAAAAGGCCGTAAATCTGCCGCGGATGTCGTGAAAGCTGCGGAAATGGAGACTCTCGCCATCGAGTCGCTTTCTGTCGCGAAGTTGCGTAAATTATTTGCGAATACACTTATTATTATCGACGAGGTTCACAATATTCGCATTACTGACGATAACCGCGATAAACGCGTTGCCAAGATATTATATCAAATCGTTCAAAAGGTAAACAATGTGCGGCTGTTACTGTTATCAGGCACACCGATGTATAACAGTTATAAGGAGATTGTATGGCTCATTAACTTGATGAACTTGAATGACCGGCGTGCCACGATAGATATCGCGGATGTATTCGATGACCGCGGTAATTTTCGTGTGGATTCGGATGGTCGAGAGATTGGAAAGGATTTGCTGGTTCGTAAGGCGACGGGATATGTTTCATTTGTGCGTGGTGAGAACCCGTATACATTTCCTTACCGGATATATCCGAGAGAGCACTCGCCCGAATTCTCGCTTTTAGAGCGTTTACGCGGTGGCGGGTATCCACGCACTCAATTAAACGGTCGCCATATTGACCAGCCGATTGAACACATTGATGTATATATTACGCGTGTTGGTGATATTCAAGAGGCGGCGTATCGTTTTACTATCAATGATATGAAAGCAATGTATCTTTACAAGAAGAGAGCAATGGTTCGGCGGAAGAAAGCGGCGGTGGCGGAAGCGGCGGAAGCAGAAGCAGAAGGCAATGGCAAGGGCAAGGGTAAGGGCAAGGGCAAAAAGGCCGCTGCCGCCGCCGCCGTCGTCCCCGCCGAAATCAACGAATCTACAGTAGTCGAAACCGAAGATTTCCCGTCATTTGAAAATATGGATACAATTGGATATGCTGCCGTCCAAAAGCCGCTTGAAGCACTGAATATTGTATATCCACATCCATCTCTCATCGAGTATATCAACAATCCAAACGACGAGTTCGATATTACAGCGTGTATCGGTAAAGAAGGGTTGCGATATATTATGTCCTATGAAGAGGTTGGCAACCCATCCATGCGTTTGAATTTCGAATACCGCCCCGAATTCACACGCGCGTTTAAATTACCTAGCGGCGAAACAACGACAAAAGCATCGTCGCGGATATTCGCGCCAGAAAATATCGGGCGTTATTCCGCGAAAATCAAGAATATTACAGACAAGATTATGACGAGTGACGGGATAATCCTCGTGTATAGTCAGTATATTGACGGCGGGGTTGTGCCTATCGCTCTTGCGTTAGAAGAACTCGGGTTTACACGCTATAGCGTGGCTGGCGGGAATTCGTCGCTTTTTCGTAACAAGCCCACGCAGAACATCGATTCAATTACGATGCTCTCTTATCGCCAACACCAACTTCAATTCCCGAACCAACCCTTTCACCCAGCCCGATATTCGGTTATCACAGGCGACCCGACCATCTCTCCGGACAATTTATATGAACTGAAGGCACTCACGAACGAAAATAATACATACGGCGAAAATGTGAAGGTCGTTATTATCTCTGTTGCGGGAAGTGAAGGCCTCGACTTTAAAAATATTCGCCAGGTTCATATCCTTGAACCGTGGTATAATATGAATCTACTCGAGCAAATTATTGGTCGAGCTATCCGTAATTGTAGTCATAAACGTCTTCCATTCTCTCAACGAAATGTGGAATTGTATTTATACGGGTCAATTCTCTCGAACCCGGATATTGAAGCTATCGACCTTTATTTATACCGACTCTCCGAATTCAAGGCGGTAAAGATTGGAGCCGTCTCTCGTGTGCTCCGCACATCGGCGGTTGACTGCCTTCTTAATGTTCAACACAATACACAAACCGCGGCACAACTCAATCAGGTCGTCCAGCAGAATCTCTCGTCACGCAAGCAAATCAGCTATCAAGTGGGCGCACGACCTTATTCGGCATTATGCGATTATATGGAACGCTGTGAATACGTATGCCGCCCGACATTTTCAAATGGGCGACCGATACAAGAACAGAATGATTTGTATGGCGTAGACAGCGACAGTGACAGTGACGGTGACGGCGGCAACGGTGGCAACGGCAACGGCAACGGCGAGAGCGATGTTCGTGTTGATACATTCAACGAGAAATTTATGTCGATGAATTTAGATAAAATCATACATAAAATACGCGATTTATATAAGGATGCTTTTTTCTATAAAAAGACCGGCCCGAATGGTATCATAGCGCATGTAAACGCGGTTCGCCATTATCCAATCGCACAGATTAATCTAGCACTCACACAGATGGTCACCGACACAAACGAATATGTAAATGACAAATATGGTCGTCTCGGCCGACTCGTCAATGTC